CCTGAGGCGGTCGCTTGGCCTTCCCACGTGTTGAAGATTCACCTCGATTCGGGGTGGGTCCGCGATATGGAGCAGGCCGAAATCGACGTCTTGGCCGAGGCAAATGCAGCGAAGCTTGCCAAGCAAGATGCCGCCTATGCCGTTCGCCTGGTCGAGAAGGCCGAAGCTGTCCTTACGGCATCCGAACGATCACTCGTCGCAGCAAGCGCCGCGCTCGAGGTGGCCAAGGAATCCGTGAAGGAGGCCAAGGCAGGGACCGATAGTGCGAACGCTTACGCCGCAGGCCTCGTCAAGTCTGAAGAGCCAAAGCCATGGGAGCCCGTTAGCGAGCTTGCTGGTCTTGACTCTGCCGAACTTATCGAAATGGCTGAGGGCCTCGGCCTGTCAGTCAGCAAGCGATGGGGCGTGGCTCGGTTGCGCAAGGAAATTGAAGACGCTCTAAGCAGCTAAGGCGGTGGGTCGTGTCTTGGACATACAGCGCATCGACGTTAAAGAATCTGGTTCACCAGGTTCGCTTGTCGATCGGCGATACTAAAGAGACCGACCTGACGACCCTCGCTGATGAGGAGATTCAGTTTCGTATCGATTCGACCGGTGGCGTCAATGGCGCTGCTATCGATTGCGCACGTGACCGGATTGCACGGGTAGCTTTGCTGAGTGATCGACAGGTCGCCAGCGTTAATGCTAGCCGTTCGCAGCTTGTGGCAAACCTTGAGGTAATCCTGGCTCAGCTCAAAGAGCGCGCTTCGGAGGGCAGCACCATGACTGCCTACGCTGTTGGCACATCACGCGCAAACAGAGACACCCTCAAGGCCGATAGCGACTATATTGACCCATCGTTCCGCGTTGGCCAGAGTGGCGTTGACGGCTACACGGGGACTCCTGAGACCGACGATGATTGATATCACCATCACATCGGACGTCAATGACGAGCTGGTGAGGCTCTCCAAAGACCTCGACCCTGTTAGTGCCAAGGCAGCACTCAAGGCAGCCAATTACGCCGGCGGCAAGATCGCCGAAGAGGTCTACAACCGGACCGACGGCGGTAAGGGTGGGCTCGCTCGCTCATTCCTCCCTGCTCGATTTGTCCAAACTGATACTGGCGTGGGTGCTGGTGCACTCTCGTCGCTTGTCTACGCCGGCATCCAGGACCAAGGCGGACAAATTAACGCCAAGGCTGGCAAATATCTCTCGATACCCCTGACACCCAAAGCCAAAAAGCGTTGGCCCCGCGACTTCGGTGGTGAACTATTCTTCGTCAAGAGCAAGAGGGGCACGGCATTGCTTGCTGAGCGTGTTGGTTCAGGCAAGCGTGCCCGTCTCAAGCTCCATTATGTGCTCAAGAAGTCGGTCACCTTGCGCGCCAAGGGCTACATTGACGCAGCGCTTGAAGCATCGAAGGATCGTATCGTCGAAATAATCGACGAGGGCATATCGGAGCGCACTGCCGATGTCTGACTCAATGCACAAGCAGGTCCTGGACGGGCTCAAAACGCGTCTGGAGACCATCACCAGGGCCAACGGCTACCGCAACACGGTGTCGCTGGTCGAGTTCTCGGCCCGTCGTATCGACGAGATCGAGGTCGGCGACATCCCGCACATATCGATTGTGCCTGGGTCTGAGCGTTTTACTGATGGGCTTGGCCAGGTAATGTCAACATGGGCAATTGACCTCGTGCTCAACGACACGCACTGCGACGACAGGACTGGGGCTGCTGGCATCGAGGCCCTAAGCGACTGGACTACCGACATTCGCCGTGCGCTTTACGCTATTGCCAACCTTGGCGTTTATGGTGTTTATCACTCGAAGATATTGACGCGACAGGGTAGCGAGTCTCATCCTGAGGCAGCCGAGGAACGCAAAGCCACCATGGTGCTCGGCATCGAAATACAGTTCGAAGAAATGATTGATTCAGCATGAGAGTGAAACGAACCAGCGGCAACGCATTCATTACGACCAACGGGCGCAAAGTCGCTGTTGGCCACACCGTCGGCATCGCTGGCAGTGATTGCGACATCGAGACCGACTTGGGATCTGTCGAGTATCTAGCCAAGCGCGGCGACTTCGAGACCATCGACGAACCCACCACGCCAGAACAGAAAGACGAGGCCTTGACCGATGCCTGATACACTCGCAACACTACCGGCGCTTGCCCGGAACCAGAAGAATTTCGTGATGGCCGAGACCACTGCGGGGACCGTCGTCAAGCCGACTGCATCCGGAGCGGTCCGAGCGTTATCGTTCAAGGTCAGTGCTAACGCTCCGGCGCGGGCGCTGGTCAACGAAAACCGGCAGACACGCTCGGCGATGGAGTTCATCACCGGCGCTACGCCTCCGCCTGCGTTCGCTTCGGCTCACCTGCTTCGGCCGAGTGGCACTGCCGGGACGCCTCCCGATATTCACGAATTGCTCAAGGCGGTTCTGCCGACATACACTAACACCGGCAGCACGTCCGACAAGTATGAGCCCGGCGACACATACGAACTCGAGAGCACCTTGACGTGCTACGAGCACACGCCAGCGTTTGCGCGCATGGCTGTGGGCGTCGTGATCGATACCGTAAAGATTGCAGGCAACGGCGCTGCCGAGCCTATTATCGAATTCTCTGGCATGGGTCGGCGCTCAGTCATCACCGGTCGAACTACCCTAGACGGGACCTTCACCACGACTACTGCTGATGTCGACGCGCCCAACAACCTTTCGCCCGACTCACTCGTTGCTCTTTACGAGGCCGCGGACGGAACCACCGAGGTGGACAACCACAGCAGCGGCAACGGATTCCTTGTGTCTTCGGTCACCGGCGCGACTGTCGTGCTAGATGAGGCCGTTACCGGCTCTGCCGACCTCGACATTCTCGCACCGTACGCACCGGGCGAGACCGTCGCTGGTTCACCGATCGCGGGCATCAGCGGGTCATGCACCATCGCCGGAGTCGCCGCCCCCATCACCGAGTATACTGTAGAGATCAAAGACGGGACCGCGATGTACGTCGACGAGTTCGGACAGCCCTACGCAACGGGCCACACCAAGGGCAAGCGCGAGGTCACCGGATCACTCAAGATCAAGCTGACGGCCGATCAAGTCACCTGGCTCAAGTATCGCGAGACGTTCACCAGTGCTGCTGTCGTGCTCGTGCTCGGCACCGGCGCAGGCTCGACCCTCACCATTACGATGAGTCAGGTCGAGTTCAGATCCCAGGATTCTGAGAAGCCCGACGACGGCGTTGGCTACATGACCCTGCCCTTCATCGCCAAGGGTTCCAGTGGCGCAGACGAGATCGACCTTACTTTCACCTAAGCCAAAGACAACGGGTAGGAGCCCGCACAAAATGAAGCTTAAAGTATTTCAAAATACCCAGACCTACCTACCTGCCGTTGGCGACAACCGCGAACGGGCCAAGCGTGGCCTGTCCCATATGTCGGTCAAGCTCAAGCCTATGAGTGGAGCTGAGTTCTCGGCCGCTGGCAAGGTCGACGCTGACAACGAACGCCCGTGGCTCCAATACATGATGAGCACCTATGTCGCCGAAGTCAGTGGACTAGCCATCGAGACCGACACCGGCGAAGTCATCGAGCCGAAGAACGGCAAGGAGCTGGCCAAGGCCTTCGTGCGTTTTGCTAACGATATGGTCGACATCGCCAACGACATCGGCGCGGCAGTGATTAAGGGATCGGTGCTCGACAAGGGGCTTGCAAAAAAGTTCGTAGCTGCACCCGTTTCGTCTCCGAGCCCAGCGCCATCGAAAGACAATGGGTGTGCAGCAAATGCCGAAAGCCAAAGCGCAGAGACGACGACCCTGACGAGTCACGGATTGATCCCGAGTTACTCGAAATTGGAGACCGATTCAGAGCCCAGCGAAATTGCGACGGCGAAACCTCAGTCACCTTTGACGCAGCCTGGGACCCAAGCCTAAAGCGGTGCCCGAATGCCTGGTATAATCAAGAGACTTGGACCCACGTTGGTTGGTGGATTGACTGGAAGCGCTTCAATGCTCTGCCTTTCGGTGGCACTGACTTTATGGCTCAGCCGAATCAAGTGGTCGAGGCTATCAAGATCTGTGAAACCGAAGACGAGACGAGGAAACGTGAACGCGCAGACGCAGCACAGGCCGAAAGCGAGAGGGTAGCCAATGGCTGAGGTCGGGATAGTCATCAAGGTCATCAGCGATGCAGCAGTCAAGGGACTGAGGGGCATAGGCAAGGCTGCTGAGCAGGGCATCGGAGCGACCAGGGCCATCGGTGATGGCACGGTTACCGCATTCAAAAAGGTCGGCGTGGCTGCTTCGCTGATGAATCAGACCCTCGAACTAGGCAAAAAGGCGTTCGAGATGTTTCGGACAGCGGTAATCGACACGACGGCAACGGCGATTCAGTTCAAACGGGCTGGTGACCCTATGATTAAGTGGTTTAAGGACACGCAGCGAGAGGCCAGCCTGACCAGGGCGCGCCTTGGCGACATACTCCTTCCTATAATCAAGGGAGTTTCGGACGCGGTGAAGGGTGCAGCGGGCAACATGAGTGACTGGGTCAGTAAGAACCGGCTCTTGGTGGGCTCTAATTTGATAAACTTCCTAAAATCGACTGCTACTATTCTCGTCGATGGCATAGCTGTTGGGGCGATGGGGGTAGCAAGGGCGTTTAGTGGGTGGGTCCTTATATCAGGAGTGACTAAGGGCGCAGTGGAAGGGATGTTTGCGTCTATACTCGATGGGACAGTGGCCGCGCTAGGCGCTATTGAAGACGTGGCATTCGCATCCGGGGAAATGGGCTTAGTCAAGTCGCTAAACAAGGCTAAGCACAATGCGTTCGCACTGGGGGTGGAGTTCAAGCTCAGCGCCAGGAAGTCGAAGATAGCGGTGGCGGAGGCCACGAACGCACTTGACGAAGAAGAGAAGAAAATCAATTCCATTCAGGATACCGTGCACAAGGCCATCAACGTCGCGGCAGTCAACGCGCAAAAGAATCTGAAGCAAGCGACAGAGGGCACTAACACTACACTTGACGAACAGAAGGCCAAGACCGAGGCCGCATCGGCAGCGGCGAAGGAGCTAGCCGAGTCACGGGCTAAGCGAAAAAAGGCCGCCGATGAGGCAGTTACCGCACTACAAAAAGAGCACGCCGACGCCCGTCTGGCCATCAACCTCGACTACCAAAATAGAATAGTGGCGGCTGCCGAAGCTTCGGCTAAGAATCAGAAGGACCTTGACGAAGAGGGCCTTGAGCGGTCCAAGGCAATCGGCGCCCAGTACGCATCGACGGCGCAGAGCATGGGCGCTTCGATGGGCTCAGCATTTGCGCTCATGGCCGAAGACGCAGAGGGCGCGGCCAAGGCCATGCAACTTGCGGTGTTCGATGCCGTTAGCAATTCGATCATGGCAGCGGCTGCCCAATGGGCGGTCAATGCCGGCGCTGCTATGTCCGGGATTCCGGTCGTCGGTCCATTTTTGGCAGTCGGCGCGGCCAGTGCCGCATTGGCGATGGGTCGATCTTTTCTTGCCAAGTTTCACGACGGTGGGTATATCGGCGGAAGCGCTGGTGGTACGGGCGAGCGCGCTATACTCGCACGAAACGATGAATACATGATGGCTGGTGACGAAGTCGCTGGCGTTCAAAAGTGGCTGAGCCGAATGATTGGCGGTTCTTCCTCCGGTCCTTC